GTAGGTCTCAGCCAGCGCCAGCGTCTCGTACTTGCGCAAGGCCAGTTGCCGCGCCAGCCCTTCGGCCACCTGAAACACCTCAAACACTGCCTTGGTGCCGGAGCGGGCGTACTTCTCCGAGAAGGTCAGCGACTCCACGAAACGCAGCACGAAGGCGATCAGGTCGGTGTAGGTCTCCACGAAGTTCAAGGTCTCGAACTTGCTGAGGGTCACCGCCCGGCTGGGCTTTTCTGCAAAGGCCAGGCTCTCGGAACTGCGCTTGATGCCCAGTTTCTGAACCAGCTCAGCAAAGCTCAGGTCCGTGGCCACGCTCAGGGCGTAAACAGCCGGGTAAGCCGTTGACCAGTTCTTGCCTGCCGTGGCGCTCCCCCAGGTGAACGTGCCTGAGGACCAGCTGTAATTGGACCCCGGGGAGCTGGAGACGTTGACGGTCTCGGCCATCTCAGGTGCCCGATCAGCTCATGGTGAAGGTAAAGACGGCCGTGAGGCTGTCGTCCACCCCCTTGTTCACCACCGGGAAGACCACCCGGTCGAACATGATGCCTGCCGTGGCAGCATTGAAAACGCCCGCTTCCGTGAGCGCCCCGGTGGCGTCGCCCGCCGCGTAACTGGCCGTGAAGGTGAACACCTTGGTGCCAGCAGTGTGGGCGTAAGTGGCTGCGTTGCGCTTGATCTCGGTGACCAGTGCCGTCTGCGTGGCGGCAGCAGCGGTGGTGCCGGTGCCAACTGCGATCCAGCCCATGACGCCAGGTCGGCTGCCCGAGTTGCCAATCGCGTCGGCCACGAAGTCAAAGCCGCCGTTGACGATGATGTTGTCCTTGTGGACCACTTCGACATCGCCCGTGGGCTTGGCCAGCACCAGCGTAATCGAGCCTTTGATGCTCATGCCCTCTTCCATCATGGGTCCTTCCCTTTCTTTGGGGTGTGCAAATTAAATGGGCGCCACACCTTGCGATGCAGCGCCCGTGTTTGGGGGATTCCCCGTTCAATACAGCTTGAGTGCCGTGTATCCGGCCGTGGGTGCCAATGCTTTGCTGGCGCTTTGCACCTCACCGCCCATCTTTCCGACAAAGAGCCTGCGCTCGGTGGCCGTCTGGCACACGCCCAGGCAGATCCGGTCGCTGACGTTCACGGGGTATGGCACCACGATCCGGTTGAAGAGCTGGTCTTCCAGGAAGAAGGAACCCGCTACCGCATCGAAGCCAACCAGCAAACTCACCCCTGATCCGGAGGCAGTCCAGATGACCGAGGTGGTGATCTGGTTGGGAATGAACCAGAAGCTCACATGGAAGATGCCGGGGATGCTCACGGCCCAGGAAACCCGGGTCGTGTCCTTGACCAGCACCCCGCTGCCGTACCGCCCGTCGCCATAACTCACCCCAACGGCTTCTCCGCCACCCGGACTTCCGTACCCCGACAGCGCCCCATTGAGGCGCCAGCCGTAGAGTTCCCCGGGCTGCAGCGCATCCTCACGCGCCATCTGAAACCGCGCCTCAATGCTTTTGAGCGCACCGTCATAGGTCCACTGCCGCTTGGCCGCATTGCTGCTCCAGACGTAGTTGGCCGTCGACCAGCTCTCCCGGTCGTCCAGCGTGGCCCCGATGCTGGCCAGCAGCGTGTTCTGCGCCCGGTAGCTGGTGGGCAGGTTCACCTCGAAGAGGTACTCCGATTGCGTCACCCCGCTGTCCATGCGCAGCACGTCCTCGCTGTTGACAGACTCGACCGAGGCAAAGTGCTTCACACCGGGGAACCGGGTGGCCTGCGCATCGATGGTGACCAGCAAGTTGGCGTTCTGAGGCTGAGCTACAACAGTCGAGACGAAGGTGGCCTCATCCGAGTAGATGCCGGGCGATGCGATCGCCTTGATCCAGAAACTGCGCTCTCCGTCAAAACCGGAGGGCAGTGTGAAGCTGCTGGACTTGACCTCCGCGATGAAGATCGAGGTGTCCCAGGCCGTGCCTTCGCGCAGCTCATAGGCCACCACCTCGGGCTCGGCATTGGGCAGCCACCGAAACTCCAGCCGGTTGGCCGACTGCACCACATCGAACTGTCGCACTGAAGCAGGCGCCAGCAGGGTCAACAGAAAGGTGGTGACGTGCTGGCTGTACTTGCCCGAGGTGTCGAAGGCCCGGATGAAGTAGTTGTACTGGCCAGATTCACTCTGGTCATGCACGAGCTGGGTGCCTGCGGTCTGTCCAACCAATGCGCCAGCATCCCAGCCCGTGCCCACGCGAACCTCGTACCCTGCCAGATCGGCATCGGTATTGGCGCTCCAGCTCAGCAGCAGATCGGTCGTGCGGCGCAGGACCACGAAGTCCTGCACATCGTCCGGGGGCTGCAGCTTGCCCAAAATGGCCTGGCTGAGCGTGGCGCTTTGCCCCAGCTTGCCCGAAACTCCCACCGCCCGCACCGTGAACACGTAGTCCCCGGCTTCGGCATTGCGGATCTCCAGGTAGGTGCTCGAGACCCGGGGCAGCGTGACGGTGTTGCCGCCATTGACCCGGTAGCTCACCTGATACTCCAGCGCGCCAAAGACCTGCTCCCAGCCCACCTGAATCAGCACCAGCGCCTGATCCTTGACCCGGTACAAGCTCTCGGTCACCACCAGACCCGTGGGCGCTGCAGGCGTGCTCGAGAGCACCGTGATGTCGCGCGGCTGCAGTGCCAGCCCACGCTCGATTGCGTCGTACTTGCTCGGGTTATGGGCAAGTGCCGTGACCTCATGGATGCCTGGCTCGCTCTCCGCGATCTGCACCACCCTGAACAGCTGCGTCTCCACTTGGGTGGAGGCCAGCACCCAGATGGCACCCACTTGAGGTGCCAAAGAGAATGCGGTGGTTACACCGACTGTGCGACCAGACAGAGATCCGACTTGACGTTCCTCCACCGCTCCCGTGGGCAGCAGCACAGAGATGCGCCACGAACCGGCGGGAAGGTCCTGGTCCAGCGTGACGCTCACCGTGGTTGCCGCAGCGATGCGTCCACCCAAGCGCAGGCCACCCCGGCTGCTGTCGGCCACCTTGATGACATCACCCGGACGCACCACCGCACCTTCAAGACCGGTGCGGAAGGTGATGATTTCCGATTCGGACTGCTCCGAATACAGCAGCCACTTGCCGACCCGGTTGGCCTGGCCCCGTGACGTGCAGCCCATGGCCACTACATCGGCCTGCACCACACCATAACGTGCAATGCCTGCCATGTCTTCGACGTATTCCACCTTCTGGCGGTAGAAATCATCGGGGTCCACCCAGCTGACCAGAGCCACCGTGTGTCGGGCTTTGGCAGACGACCCTTGGTATGCGAATTCGCCATTGATGACGTTGGCTGCCGTGAACTGGTAGACGGGGTCCTGGGGCGCATCCTGCGTGACCGTGATTGCTCCGCCAGACCAATAAGCCATTCCCCGAAAGATCGAGGCCATGTCTTGCACCACCTTGTAGGCCTGCTCGCGGCTTTGCAGGTACAGGTTACAGGTGAAGCGCGGCTCATAGCCGCCCAGCCCATTGGGCACAAGCTCGTCACAGTAGCGGGCTACCCGGTACAGCGCCCACTTGTCCACTTGCGACTCGGGAATGAAACTGCCCAGCCCGTAGCGGGTATTTGTCACCAGGTCATAAAAGCACCAGGCTGGGTTGTCCGTCCAGGCCACCTTGAAGGTCCCGTCCCAAACCCCAGTGTACGACCGGGTCTCGGGAAAGTAGTTGGAGGGGATCCGAACACGCAGGAGTTTGAGGTCATAGCTGCGCCGAGGAATTGAGGTGAACTGAGAGGCATCCACCCGCAGGGCCATCAGGGCGCTGTTGGGGTAGCGCAGCTTGCTCTCGATGACCTCGGTGTAGGACTCCAGAAACGTCTTGTTCTGCAGGCTCGTCTGTGTCGAGTCGGCAGTGATGCGGCGCAGACGCACATCCCACGGGCCAGTGCCAGTCAAAGGGATGTAGTAACTGCGCTGGTAGCGTGAGGTGGTCTTGCCGGACACCGTGTCGGCCAGAACCTGCACAAAGCCCGCGCCGTGCGCCTGCACATCAATGGCGTAGCTGACCGAGGTGCCGTTCAAGTCTCCGTTTGTCGTGTCCTGCAGCGTCAGGGTCGGGATGCTGACCTTGATGCGCACGGCATCCACATCCGGGTCGTTGATGGTTCGCACCACCGGCTGGTTGGCCTTGCATTCGACCCCCACGGCTACCTCGTTTTCTACCGAGGAAAAGCCAGGGATGTAGCTTTGCTGCTGCGTGCCGGGCCGGGTTTCGAGCGTGACCCCCGTGAAGTTGTAGCTGCCGTCCGGGTTCTGGATCGGGGTGTCATCAAGGTACACCGAGTGCAGGCCAGCAGCCAACCCTTCGATCTCACCTTCGCAGACCAGATCCACCACCCGGGCGTAGGCCTTGGAGCGCAGGCTGTCGGGGGCTTCCTGCGCCACACGGGCGCTGCCGCCTCCACCCTTGCCGCCACCGCCTGCGCCAATGATCAATCCAGATTCAGGGGTGCTCATATGGCGATCTCATCCACATCAATGCCCGCGCTGATCACGGCCGAGCCCACGATGAGGCGGCCATAACCCACGGGTACCGGATGGCCCTGCGCCGTGGTGTTGACCGCCCCGTTGAAGACATAACTGGGCTGGTTCTCAGGTCGCTCAGATGGATCCTGTGCCTTGGCCGTTGGAGCAATCATCTGGGCCACCCCTCCCAAAATCATGGAAGTGCCCACCGAATACAGCGTGGCCTGAGACAGAAATGAACCTGCTGCGGCCCAGCCCATCGGGTTCCACCAAGACACGGCGATCAGCGCAGCACCCAAAAGAATCTGGCCCAAGCCATTGCCCCCGGCACCGGACACGACCGGCGCAATGGTGATGCGCTGCTGGCCACTGGGCTCGTGCAGTCGCTCCAGGCTCAAGGCGTCACGCCCGGCCAGTACCCGGTAGCCCACCCCGCGCTCACCAGATGCCACCAGCTCACGCTCGAAACTGGAGAAGTTGGCGCACAGGGCGCGCACAGCCTCAGCGGCTGAAGCCACTGCCATCCTGTGGCGTCGCCCGAAGCGCTTGCCCAGTTCACCGAGTAGAAGAATCGTGACCATTCAGAAGTTGATGTCTCAGGGTGTGGGTGGTGATCTTTTGCCAATAGCCGCCATAGACATCGCGACTGGAAAGCCTGCCCTGCAGGTGGTGCAGGATAAGACCATCGCCCAGGTAGATGGCAGCATGGTTCGGGACAGGCGACGCGACCTGCATCAGCAGGACATCGCCGGGATTCATGTCGGAGGGTTCCACCACATGGAAACCTGCGCCAGAAAAGTTGTCCAGATACAGATTCCCGCCGCGCTTCCACCACTCGTCGAAACGGGTGACGTCCGGCAGGTCAATGCCGCGCTCCTGGGCATACCAGTCACGGATCAGGGAATAGCAGTCGAGCACGCCATGCGCCCATTCGCGCCCGACCAGCGGGGCGACATAGCCTTGCGGGTGCAGCTCAGTCCAGTGCCCGGCCGGAAAACTCACGATGAACCAGGGCAGCGCCGTGGCTTCGCAAGCCACCCGGTCCGCTTGACTGGGTTCGGCTGGAAAATTCGGATGGGAGTGAAACACCCCTACGATCTCGCCAAGCTGGTCGACGCGCACGTAGTCTTCGGGGTGAATCACGAACTGGTCGGTCCCCACGCCGATGTTGCGGCAAGGAACATAGGTCTCCCGGCCCTTGTGAATGACGAGCAGGCCACATGCTTCGCGAGGAAACTCCCGAGCAGCATGGGCCAGCGCCAGCGTCTGGTTGGTCTCGAGCATCACCGGATCAACCCCGCTGCAGGAAACCCGCCAAAGGGCAACTCGGCGTTCGCGCCAAAGCGCTTCTGACAGGACACCAGGCGTTTGCCGCAAGCGTCCTGCGCTCGTGAGCTCACGGTTTCGTCATTGGCGTTGAAGTACGCGGTGCCGGTGTAGCCGCACTCGGCACCCCTGTACTGCCATGGGCAGACGTTTTGCACGATCTGCCGCCGGGGCAATGACACCCCTTCCAAATCAAAGGCAGCGGCCAACTCGAACTCGACCACATCACGGGTTTCACGCGACTTGCGGTCAATGAAGTACACATCGTCGGCAAACTCGGCTAAAGGATCGGCCGTGGAGTTGGCGCCTGAGGCGAAGTTCACCGCGTCCAGGTACTTCAAGAGCGTGCGCTTTCTGGTGACTTTGGCCCCCACAAGGTCCTGGTAGGACAGGATGAGCGCTGTGATGCTGCCCGTGACGTTGGCCACCTTCAGTTTGGGGCGAGGCACCTGACCGTTGCCGTTGAACTCGAAGCCTTCGGCCTGAATGGGAAACGGTTCATAGGTGTTGCCCTGCCAAACCACCTGACGGCGCAGCTCATTGGTACCCGCGTGAAACCGAACCACCCCCTCGTTGAAGAGAGACAGGTCCAGAACAAAGAGTTCAATGACCGCGCTCGGGGCCAGTTTCTGAATTTCTGAGGTGATGGCTTGGCTGGTCATGACAGATCAAACACCTGCCGAAAGGTGGCGTGGATGTTTTCCAGATTGGGTTCTTCGATGCTTCGGCTCCATTCCTCACAGAGGAACTTGCCCACAATGCCGCTCGGCGTGGTCCAGTCAAAGGACTGCACCGAGCCCCGTGCGCGCAGAAAGTTGTCGATCGCAGCAGCCTCTGCCGTGGACTTGCCCCGGAACTCCAGCGACCAGACCTCGGGCTGGGTGTTGATGCCATAGGCCAGGCGCTGCTCGTAGCCATCGCCAAAGGAGACCTTGCGGACATTGGGTTTGACGGTGAGGGACGCCCCGATCGAAGCGATCCAGGTGAATGTCGCCATGCGAGTCTTTCAATACATCACTGCCTACGGGGATCCAGCAGACCCCCGGCACGCTTCTGGTTGAGCAGCTCCTGGCGCACCGCGCTCGAGATCGCCC